GGGAGATTGGGTCTACTCAGACGACCAAAAAATAATACAACTTCTCAAGGTTGTAGATAAAATCAAACATCATAATGATAGAAAAAATTATAAATATGCTACTGGATATGTACGCACTATTGTTGGTACATTCCTAAAAAAGAAAAATTGCAAGATGGATACTGATTTTTCAAAGCACCCAAATAGATATACATTCTCTGGAAAGAACCCTAAATCAGTAAAAGAGAGAATAGGGGTTACTCAAAAAGAGAAAATTTTCGCTACAAATGTAGCTGTCGGTATGGGGCCTGTAAAGGCTTATATGGATGCGTATAATAGTGATGATGAATTACAATCTAGAAAAAAAGCAACAATTTTATTAAAACAGGAAAGAGTTATGCAAGAAGTAGAAAAGTCTGTATTGGATATAGCAAAGGGAATGGGATTAGACCATGAGTATGTATTAAATAAATTAAAGTGTCTTGCTGATAGTAGTTCAGATGATGGCATCGTATTGCAATCAACAAAAGAACTTGCAAAAATAATTGGGACTTCTGGAGTAACTGTAAAATCCAGAGAAATGGGTATTGTAGGAATGTTCCAAGGTTTCACACCTGAGCAGCTCGAAAAAGCAGAGCGGCCTCAACTAAAGGAAATAAAAGGAGATGATAATGACTTGTCCTAATTGCGGGTCTAATAGAAATAAGAAAAACGGGAAAAGAGAAGACATACAAAAATACAAATGTCATAATTGTAATAGGGAGTTTTCAGAAGAATATGATTCTCCAATGTCTAATACTAATACTTCTTCTGTAGTGGAGGAATTAAATTATACTTATGTAACGGATAATGTTGCCACTGGGAAAGCCCCAACATTGAAAAGTCTTTTAGATAAGTTTCAAATATCAGAAGATGTATGGAAAGTAACAAATTTTAAAGTAAATCAATGGGATGTATCAGCTAAAGAAGAAGTTGATGGAAAGATAGTCTGGAATACACATACAAACTATCAAGCAAGGGCTAGTTTAGTTAGAAAAATTCCAGTCAAATGTGATTTCCCACCAATTCAAGGAGCTTCGACATCAGATATTTACCTTAATGTAAAAATTCCGAAAAGAGATTTGAAATTAGATGTAATACTTCCAGATGCTCAAGTCGGGTTTAAAAGGGATTTAAATACTGGAGTACTAACACCACTTCATGATTTAAAGGCAATTGCTATTGCTACTGAAATAATTAAAGAATTAAAACCCAATAGGGTAATAATGTTAGGAGATATGCTGGATTTACCAGATTGGTCTACTCATTATGTCCGTTCTCCAGAGTTTTATTTCACAACGCAACCTAGTTTGGATTGGTTAGCTTCTTGGATTAAAGAATTAAGACCATATTGTGAAGAGATGGTATACATAGAGGGTAATCATGAAAAAAGAATGATTGATAGTATTGTGCAAAATACAATTCAGGCTTATGGTATAAAACCAGCGAATGAACCAGAAGTTCCTGCTTTAATGTCTGTTCCCTATATGTTGGGGTTGCATAAAATGGATGTAGAGTATATAGGGAATTATCCTCATGGAGAATATTATATTAATGATAATCTTGTATGCATACATGGTAATAAAGTAGGAGCTAAAAGTGGACAGAGTATAATGAAGATGCTCGATTCTCCTAGAATTAGTGTTATCCAAGGTCATGTCCATAGATTGGAAATGGGTCATAAGACTGTATGGACGCATGGCAATCCTAAAATATATCAAGCAATATCCTGTGGAACTCTTGCAAGAATAGATGGGATTGTCCCTGGTGGTGGGACAAGGTATAATTGGCAACAGGGGTTAGGAGTCGTTGAATATGATGAAGAAAGATTCCAAATAGATACTGTTGGTATTTACAATGGGAAGTCTATATTTAGAGGTAAAGTATATAATGGATGAATATACCAAACCAAAGGATAAGAAGACTAGGCAGGGTTCAAGTAAAAACACTAAGTATGGGAATAAGGTAAGTAAGAAATATTATAAGAAAAAATACAGAGGACAGGGTAGATGAATTATGGAGGGAAGTTTTTAGTATTCTGGAAGAATATGAAATCGGATGGTTCTGATGCTCTAATGCGTTCTTTTGATACTTCAATAGAAGCTAAGTCGTATGTGCAAGGATGCGTAGATTCTGTTGTTACTTTTACTAAAGATGCGGATGAGAATGAGTTATTAAAAGAATTTGAAATAAAGGATATGGGTAAAGAGATATGGGTGTAGTGACAAAAAGGGGATTGAAAAGGAAAGATTTAATTCAAAGAATTATGGTTCTTGAATATGCTCTTGCAAATTCTATTGAAAGACAAAGAAATGCTGAATTAATTCTTGACTTTTATATAGAAATGAATAAAGATGGAAAGAAGTTTGAGAAGTTCTTAGATAAAAAAAGAAAAGATGTCAAACATAAACAAGAAGAACGTAAGTCTAGCTGAGGAACAATTATTACTTGCCAATAATGATTTAGTTGCTTTTGGTAAGTTGTTTCTTCCTGATGATTTCATGAGGAGTGAAACCCCACCATTCCATTATGAGATGGCTGATGCGATTGATAATATAGAAATAAAACAGTTAGGTATTATTCTTCCCAGAGGTCATGGTAAGACAGTGTTGACTAAAGCTTCTATTATAAAAGATTTTGTTTTTTGCCCTAAAGATGATATGCATTTTTATGCTTGGGTATCTGCTACTCAAAAATTATCAGTAGGTAATATGGATTATATAAAGCATCACCTAGAATTTAATGATAGTATTAAGTATTTTTTTGGAAACCTTAAAGGACGTAAGTGGACAGAGGAAGATATAGAATTATCTAATGGATGTAAGTTAATATCCAAAAGTAATGTAGCAGGTATTCGTGGTGGAGCAAAGTTGCATAAAAGATATGATTTGATTATATTAGATGACTTTGAACATGAAGCAAATACCATTACCCCCGACGCTCGGGCTAAGAACGCAAATCTGGTTACCGCTGTTGTTTATCCTGCGCTTGAACCTCATACTGGTCGGTTGCGTGTTAATGGTACTCCCGTTCATTATGATTCCTTTATTAACAACCTCATTAATAATTATAAAAAAGCTGAAAAAGGTGGTGAGGAATTTTCTTGGAGGGTAATAACTTATAAAGCGATTTTACCAGATGGGACTCCACTTTGGCCATCATTTTTCTCAAAAGAGAAATTAGAGGAAAAGAAAAAGTTTTATTACGATAGTGGCCAATCCCAAAAATTCTATCAAGAATATATGATGGAAGTCCAATCTGAAGAAGATTCGGTATGGAATAGAAGGCATGTAAAACATTGGGAAGGGTATTATGAAAACGAGGATGGGACTAATTACATTCATATCGATGGTGACAAGCTTCCTTGTAATACATTTTTGGGTTGCGACCCTGCTACAGACATTGATACTAAGACTTCTGATTTCTCGGTTATAATGGTAATTGCTATTGACCCCAATAATAAATTATATGTATTAGAATATGAAAGACATAGAAGTATTCCGACTGTAGGTTCAAGAGACAACAATGGGGAAATTATGGGAAAGACTGGTGTAGTCGATTATATTATGAGTTTGCATGAAAAATATCATTGTGTATCAAGTACAGTTGAAGATGTGGCTATGAACCGTTCAATTTTCCAGGCATTGAATGAAAGAAGAAGGTTAGAGAATAAGTATAATATTGGAGTAATCCCAGAAAAACCTGGCGGCCAAAACAAAAGAAATAGAATATATAGTGGTTTAAGTGGTAGATTCAGTACTGGAAATGTATTTATTAAGGAAAATATGTTTGATTTAACTAACGAAATCATTACTTTTGGGCCTAAAATGTCCCATGATGATACAATTGAGACCCTATATTATGCACAATTACACGCATTTCCGCCAAATATGAAGAAAAATGAGTCTAAAAAAGGCTGGTATAAGCCTAAAAAACGAGCTAAAAGCTGGGTAGTCGCATAATGCCACAAAGACAAGAAATTC